CTACGTCGGGCGGTTTGACAAGATATTTCGGATCAAAGAGGGTATCATCATTGGTGAGCATAAGACGACCAGTCTCTATGCCAAGGTCGGAGGTTTCCGGTCAATGTTTCTGGACTCTTTCTCGCCAAATAGTCAGGTTGACGGATACCTTCACGCTGCGCGTATTTTGTTTGGGGATGAAGTTAAAGCCTGCTGGATCGACGCTTCACTCGTTCATAAAACAGTACATGATGAGTTCAAGTTCATCCCCATCGAACGACAATTCTCGCAATTAGACTCATGGCTATGGGAAACTCGGCATTGGATCGAGGAGATCGAGGGGAACTGGAGTGCTGTTAATGACACAATGACAGAGCATCCTTACATGGCGGCCTTTCCTAAGAACACTGGCTCTTGTCAGGACTTTGCCAGGAATTGTCCCTACATCGACTTGTGCAAAATGTGGCCGAACCCCGTAGCAAAGGATCTTCCAGGTGGCTATGAGAAGGAGCATTGGTCCCCCTTTGAGCGCCTCGGCCTGGCTGAAATAGGATTGGAGAAACCAGATGCCTAGCATAGGAGTTATGCTTATCGTACTGACGGTTGTCCTCATACTGAACAGCTGTGCCTTCTTCTCGGATGGTGCGACTATCGACTATTCACGAATGTTCGCGCCGACGTTTCAGCTTTTCGGAGGTGGGGGCCATAGCGAGCCTTGGGAAGCCGACACCGGCTATAAGGCAAATCGCACAGAGAGCTACAGTGGCTTCCCCCCTTGGAGTTCCTATGACGTAGAGATCGAGGGAAGCCCGGCGCCGAAGATGGAGTTCCACCACATGAACGACGGCGGCACCGTTACTTGCCGCACTGTAGGAAAAGTGAGGTTCTGTAACTGATGGTCACAAATGCTAAGAACACAACAACCACTACATTCGAAAACATTCTTGTCGTAGGCGATGCAGGGGCGGGCAAATCTACTATGGTCCGCTCTCTGCCAGGTAAGAAGTTCGCCTATCTATTCGACCCCAACGCTCTCCGCGCTCACGAAGGAGCAGACATTGACTATGAAGAATGGCTCCCGGACACACTTGAACTTGACACCACGATTAAAAGGTTCGACAAAGCCGGAAAACCTGACGATAAGCCTTCATCTGCACGAGAACCTAGAGTCTACCTCGAGTGGTGTGCCGACATCGCTACAAAAGCTGAGGAAGGTTTTTTCGGTCCCTACGACTGGGTCATCTTCGACTCTATTACACTTCTCCAAAAGGCGTGTTTCGACAGACAGACTTATATTAACAATCGCTACGGACGGCCAGAGCAACTCGCTGATTATCGAATTGTAGGTTCTAAGATGAGTGATCTTATAAGAGCCGCCACTAGCGAGAAGGTCAATACTTTCTTCACAGGCCATATCGATACGTGGCAAGACGAACTTACCAAGAAGGTAACAACCCAACTAGCCCTATCAGGAAGCGCAAAGAGACAGATACCCTTAGTAATGAGCAACATTTGGCTGGCAGAGTGCAAGAGTACTGAAACAGAGATCAAGTACACTATACAGACACGCCCAGCTGATCGAGGACTTCAAACTATCCGTTCCTCAATCCGAGGATTGGAGATGTTCGAAGAGGTCACAATCCGTGACTGGAACGACCCCGAGAAGTCGGGTTTGTCTAAAATACTCAATGGCAAGTAAGGAGCTAAAAAATGTCATTTCTTGAAGTAAGCGGCCTCGGCGACGACTACGAAGATAAGCCAGTTCCCGAAGGGGAGTACACTGTGCGGGTAGACAACATCGAGGAAAAGACCGCCAAGGATGGTGAGTCCCCCCAGGTAATGTGTATGCTGAAAGTCCAGGATAACGACTATCCCGACGCGGCTACGATCTTTCACTACCTGACATTCCCCGGCCCGAATGACGACGACGAAAAGCGCCGGACGAAAATGCGGATGAATACGCGCTTTCTCAAGGCGTTCCGTGTTCCCTTCGAGAAAAAGGGCTTCAACGCGGAGGACATCACTGGCTGTGAAGCCACCGTATTCCTGAAGCAGGAAGAATACGAAGGAGCGATCAAGAACTCTATCAATCTCCCCGCTATTGCTGAGTAATCACGCGGCGGCCTATGATGGACCAGGGCTGACCAACGGCTCCTTCGTCGTGTGACCCCCATCGCCTCTATCTGAGGGGTCAGTAGGATAGAGGCACCCCTTCCAGGAGATTAACATGGAAGCGCTGAAAGGCAAAAAGACTTATCTTGTGGCTCTCGCCGCAGGCTTGGTTGTCGTAGCTGTGCATTTAGGCTACATAACGAGCGATATGGGCAACACAATCTTGGGTCTGCTCGGCGCCACCGGACTTGCTACGCTTAGAGCTGGCGTCAGCTAACCGCTTAAGAACATAGGAGAGTGGAACAATGGGTTTAACACGAGTGTTATTAAGGCTAGATGCACCGCCACCCACCACTCTCCGCCTTCTTTGTGTAATGTTAGCCATGCATGATAACTCAGCAGGGTAGTGGCGCACATTGAATAACCGACCATGCATGAAATACAATTGTTTAATCCTTACCATGCATGGAAAATATTATGGTTATATGGTTAGTAACTGACGGATTTTGTGCCTACTGTATAGACGGGGAATAAAAGAATGGCGGCATCCAGGTCTGACAAAAAAGATCGAGAGTGTAATGCTTGTAACAGAAAGTTTAAGCCTGAGAGAAGTTGGCAGAAATTCTGTTCGGGGAAATGTAGAGACGCTTATCATACCGGACGAAAGCGGGAAGCTAACAAACTCCTCGCAGGACAGCAGTATGAGAGGATATGTGGAAAAGAAGATGACAAAGACTTGCAAGAAATGTGGAATGATTTTTGTCTCTTTATCAAAACACACAAAAGTGTATTGCTCAGACTCCTGCCGAAAGAATAAAAACTATCCTGGAAGTTATATGGGTGAGGTTTAAGAACTTGGCTAAGCACCGATTATCCTTCTCCGTTCCGCCTGAGCTCTTTAGTTTAGCCCACGAAGTGCCTTGGGGCATCCGGGCGGCGCTTCTGCGTATCTTACTTCTTAAAGTCCTGGAGGCCGGCGGCAAGCACGGGAAGATGGTCTACGGTGCGGTGCTAGAAGGTGAGTGGGATATTGTCCCGAGGAGTAAGTAATGGAACGGCTCGAAGAACTCAAAAAATCCCTAGAGAGTATGACCTACGAGGAGCGCCTTACTAAGCTCCGTGAGATCCGTGAAGATCGCAAGATCAGCAAGCACGCTGTGACTGTACGCAAGAAGCGTGAGCAAGACAAGGGGGCTAAGCTAAAGTCAGCTATTGCCGATATGACCCCAGAGGAAAAAGCACAATTTCTGGAGATGTTAAATGCGAGTCAAGCAGGTTAAGCTAGATGAGATAAAAGTAGGAGATAGGTTCCGTGAAGATATGGGGGACATTGAATCTCTGGTTGCTAGTGTCAAAGAGAAAGGTCTTATACAACCTATTTCGATTGACCACGAGGGTAACTTGCTGGCAGGCGGCCGGCGGTTCCAAGCTGCTACAGAAGCAGGTCTCAAGAGTATACCAGCTATTAGTATTGAAGTACACGGCGAGCTTGATAGCCGAGAGATCGAGCTTATCGAAAATACGATTAGAAAAGACTTCACCTGGGTGGAGCGAGCGAACCTAGAAAAGCGTATATTCGATCTGCGCCGAGAGAAAGATCCGGAGTGGACTCAACGAGATCAGGTCGAACTTATGGGCGGATCGAAGGGTCAGACAAATCGGCGCCTACAGCTGGCAGAGATCATCGACGCTATTCCCGAACTCGGTGAAGCGGCTACGGAGAAGGAAGCCTGGAAGAAGTACCAACGCTTGAAGGAGGATATAGTAACGCAATCCCTGATGGCTGAGGATGATCCCCGCTTTAAGGAAGTCTACAAGAGTTGTCACAATGCTTATAAGATCGGCGATGCCATAGCCGGGATGAAAACCGTAGGCTTCTCAAGGGGCAATACGCTCTTTATTGAAGTCGATCCCCCGTATGGGGTACAACTCCACGCTAGAAAAGACCGCAACCAAGACCTAGCGAGGATGGATAACTACAACGAGGTCGATGCTAAGGATTATCCCTCATTCATCGAAGAAGTAGCCATCGAGTGTTTCGATCTAATGGCTGAACATTCATTTATGATCTGGTGGTTCGGACCCCAGTGGTATCAGGAAGTAATAACTATACTGCGTAAGGTCGGTTTCAAAGTGGGAGACATACCGGCAGTATGGACTAAGGGCTCGGCGGGACAAACGGCTAGCCCTGACACGATGCTAGGTAGTGCGTATGAGCCTTTTTTAGTCTGCCGGAAGGGTATGCCAAAACTCCGCAGTCCGGGCCGAAGCAACGTGTTCCACTTTGAGCCAGTCTCGCCTCAACACAAGATCCATCCGACGGAACGGCCGATTGCGTTGATGAACGAGATAATGGAGACGTTCGTCTATCCTAAGAGCCGAGTATGTGTCCCGTTCCTTGGCTCAGGGGTAACGCTAAGAGCTGCGTACATTAATCAGTGTATGGGGTTCGGATGGGACTTGGATGAACTATGCAAGAAGCGGTTCATCAATGCTGTTTATAAGGATATGACAGAAGGAGAGGGTAATGAGACAGATTGAGATAGAGGAAAAGGTAAATGACGATGATGCTGAGTATTTCCTGACTCATCCAGGTGAAGATAGCTTTGAACGTCCTTATATACCTGGAGAGATGCCAAAAGAGGCAGAAGATGAGGTTGGCAAGCTATTACAAAGCAAGGCTAAGGAAGCGGGTCGTCCAGGAACTGTATGGATTAAAGTATTTAGAGTTGATCAAGCTACTAGAGCCAGAGTTCCATACATAGAACTAGATGCACCGGTGTGCTAATGACCACCCCCTATGAAGAAGGCGACCCTGCGAGTAAGATCTGCATAGTCGCAGAGGCTCCCGGTCGCTCAGAGATGCGCCTCAACCGGCCGCTCGTCGGCCCCAGCGGACAGCTACTCGAAAGCTGTATGCACAGCGCCAAGATGGTGCGCCGAGAGTGTTATCTGTTGAATATCTTTCCCAAGATAGTCTACAAAGACAAAACCGGAAAGAATGTAAAAACTCCTGATGGAGACATACTATGGACGAGCAAGGACGGCCTGACCTTACTAGGCCAGGAGCTTGCGGCACCTTACTTGAAGCGTCTCTCGAGCTGCGATGCCAATGTTGTAGTGCCACTTGGCGGAACGGCTCTTTCCTGCCTATTTGGGGACAGCCGAATAATGAAGTGGCGAGGATCTATCTTATACGCAAAGAAAGAGGCGAGCGGGAAGAAACTTGTACCGACTGTCCATCCAGCAGCTTGCTTACGGGGGCAGTATCTGTGGCGACATCTGCTGATAAGCGACCTCGACCGAGCGAAGAAAGAGAGCAAGAGCCCAAGCCTCAACCTGACCAAGAGGGATCTACAAGTGGGTCCAGACTTTCAGCAAGTGAGAAATTACTTGAGCGAGTGCGCCAAGCTCGGCGCCGTGGCGTTTGACATAGAAGTCACGAACCATCAGGTCCACTGTATTGCGTTTGCTAAGAGTGCTTATGACTGTATGAGCGTTCCAATCGTCAAAGGTAATGGAGCGGACTATTGGACTATAGAGCAGGAGGAACAGATATGGTTGTTGATAAGCGCTGTCCTAGGAAACTCAAAGATATTGAAGATTGGTCAGAATCTAATATTCGACATCTCGTTCCTGTTACAGCAGATGAATATTCATACATCTGGTCAAGTTGGAGATACTATGATATTGCATCATATAATGTATCCCGACTTCCCCAAGGGCTTAGACTTCTTATGCTCAATGCACACCCGCGAACCGTATTACAAGGATGAGGGAAAGATCTGGAAAAACCCTGGACGCGACGTTGAGAGCTTTTGGCTCTACAATGCTAAGGACGCCGCCACGACGTTTGAGATATGGGACGTGCTGAGTAAGGATGCCGAAAAGAGCGGTTTCATGAAAACGTATTGGGACACGGTAGAGATGTTCCCCTCCCTCCTGTATATGATGATACGCGGCTTCGGAATTGACACCGAGCGCTTGCAAGCCACAAAGATAGAGGTTGAGGCCAAAATCAAGGAGAAGCAAGATGAACTAGACAAGGTGGCCGATCATCCGTTCAATATCTCAAGTCCTAAACAGGTTCAAAACTACTTCTACCTCGAAAAAGGAATCAAGCCTTACATCTCGAGAACAACAGGTAGACCTACAACTGACGATAAGGCTATGTCTCGAATATACAGACGATATAACCTCCCTGAAGCCAAGCTGGTTCAAGAGATTAGGGCGCTCTCCAAGCTCCACGGTACATATCTCGAAGTCAAGTTTGATAAAGACGGTCGTATCCGATGCAGCTACAACCCCCGAGGGGCCACGACAGGAAGGCTCTCCAGTAGTAAGACAATCTTCGGAACAGGAATGAACTTACAGAATCTTCACCCCGACTTTAAGGGATTTTTGGTGGCAGACTCATGAGTGTAAATATAGCTAAATACAATCCGCCCAGGGAGCTAGTCAAGGCTCTGATGGAATTGATGGATACACTTGCTAGCGACGTACGCAAGCAGACGGGTGCACCTGAAGGCGCTTGTTGTGTAGCAGCTATTACTGTTCTCAGAGGCTTTATTGACGCCATGGAAGCAGAGATTAAAGTCCTCGAATCGGCAAGTGATCCGGAGACAAAGCATTGAACCTCTTAGTTGAGCTAGACAAAGCCGGCGCCGAGTGGGTCATAGTAGCGTATCTTTCTTGCGACGGGGCGATGATAGCCGTCGTGGAGGGTGGCCTCTCACCGCACACGGCGACTGGCGTCTTAATAAGCCATAGCAATAAGGATTTCGTCGAGGCCGAGAGTAAGGCCGTCGGCATCCATACTGATCCGCTTAAGATTATCGAACTACGCGAGGGATTAGAGGCCGAGGCGGAGTGGTATCTGCCGCGCTCCATGTCGATACGTCAAGCAGCTAAGAAATCGAACCATGGGCTTAACTACGATATGAAGTATAAGCGATTCGCTCTTGAGCTCGAGATAGCCGAGATGGAAGCGAAGGAACTTGTAAGGCGCTATCACAGCGCATATCCGGGGATAGCACAATGGCACAAACACGTTCAGGAGCAACTTCGCAAGGACAGGATGCTCACGAACTGCTTCGGCCGACAAAGAAGATTTATGGACGGTTGGGGACCTCAATTGTTCGATGCCGCTTACTCGTTCATACCCCAAAGCACGGTTTTCGATATTACGCGGGAAGGTATGATTGGCTGGCAGAACGACGACAGTATGGACCGCATAGAACTCCTGGCGCAGACTCACGACAGCTTAACCTTCCAATTCCTCGACGTTAAAGACGGAAAAGATCTTGCGCCCCATGCAGTGAAAATTGGCCTAGACTATATGAACCCTACACTCAACTATAACCAAAGAGAATTTCAAATAGGCACAACCATGAAGATTGGCACAGACTGGGGCGGGGGCAGTATGCACGAGTGCTTGCTCTCCGATGACGTTGACGCGACCGCGGAGGCGGTAGACGGACTATTGGAGCGTATCCGTGGAGCGCAAGCTTAGTGATTGGCTGACCGGCCATTTAGAGTATACAGAGAACAGCGAAAGTCCCCTCTCATATCATACATGGGCAGGGGTAAGCTGTATCGCAGCGGCGCTTCAGCGTCGGGTATATATGAATTGGGAAACGCAGATTTTCCCTAATCACTATATTTTGTTGATCGGGCCGAGTGGCAGGAGTCGAAAAGGCCATGCCTTGCAGGTCGCTAGTGATTATCTAAGCGAGCTAAACGTAACACTGATGAGCGAAAACCCGACGCCCGAAGCGTTTATCAAGGATATGCACGGCGCCGAGATCCAGTTCCTGGATGAGACTACCGGGAACTTTGTTTATCAGTCCCCAGTTACCTCGATAGTTGAGGAGCTGGCAGTAATGTTAGGACAGCAGAATGTACAGTTCCTCAGTTTCCTCACTAACTGGTATGATAGTAGATATAAATGGACCCGACGAACAAAGCATCAAGGAACTGACATTGTTCTTGGAGTCTGCCTCAATATCCTCGGCAGCTCAGCTCCTGATTGGCTCCCAGGAATTCTTACAAGAGAAGCAGTCGGAGGGGGTTTTACCTCCCGATGCATCTTTGTTGTTGAAGAAAGAAAACGAAAGACTGTGCTTGACCCTACTCAGGGAAGACCAGACCCCCTACTCAGGGACTCATTAATCCACGATCTTGAAATGATGATGTGCCTCTCAGGAGAATACACCTTCGAAGACGATGCCAAAGAGATGTATATGGACTGGTACGGGACGGAGGAGGAAAAGCTACAGAGTGGCAAGCTCAACTTGGGTGATCCTGCCCTCTTGGGCTATGCTGCCCGGCGGCCGACGCACATTCGCAAGATAGCCATGTGCATGGCGGCGAGCCAAAGTGACGAACTAGTGCTTACAGTGAATGACCTTGAAAGGGCCATCACGCTGTTGACGGCCGCAGAACAGAATATGCACATGGTATTCAGCGGGATAGGCCGGAACAAATGGGTGGCTGAGACCGAACTTGTTATGAGTTACATCAAGAAACAGGGCGTCTGCCTCCGGAGCGAACTCCTAGATCACCTTTATAGGGACATCAGCGAAGAAGCCCTCGAGAGTATCATTAACGTGATGGTAGCCATGCGTCGCCTCAAGGTGGATATAATGGGCGAACAGGGGGATAGACGATTCACTTATAAGGAGAAGAAAGGTGGCTAATATATGGGACTTGCGCTTCTTAAATCTCGCAGAGCATATTGCAGGGTGGAGTAAAGATCCATCTACACAAACCGGCGCCGTGATCGTGGATCAAGATCGGCGAGTTGTGAGCGTCGGCTACAATGGGATGCCTAAAGGCATTAAAGATGAGAATCACTATCTGGATGATCGGGAAAAGAAATACGCCACTATTATCCACTGTGAGCATAATGCTCTGATCTTTGCGAAGCGCAGTATTGAGGGATGCACCCTGTATACTTGGCCTTTTGGCTCATGCGCTCACTGCACTTCGATGTTCATCCAAGCAGGGATTTACCGCTTCGTCTTTCCTGATATGCCCGAGCGCTTGAAGGAACGCTGGACAAAGAACTTTGAGCTGGCTGAGAAGATGGCCTCCGAAGCACGTATTCCGCGCGTAGCGTTAGAGCGCTATAAGGCTGAGGCCGCCGATTAAGATAGCGCCCTGACCGAACTCGGCTAAGCCCTCTGGTAAATAGGAAGGCTTATACTGGGCGAGGTAATAAAACAGCGGCCCCATCAGCCATCCAGAAGCCATGTACGCAAGGCACCCGATAGGGACAATATCATAGATGGCTATAGTATATACTATATAAGGCAATCCCGTGATGAATGTCCCGACGAAGAACCTAAACCCATTATAGAGCATATCTTCCCACTTCGTATAGCCCATCACTATATTGGCCATAGCCGGAAGTGAGAGTAAGAGCCACCAGGAAAGGCCGAAGGCAATGTAGAGGGCGACTAAAGAAACGACCATGCCCACAGCGTTCCGCACCGCCGTCCTACCCCACCCCCGACCATCTATGTAGCGCCATATGCCAGCAAGGATTACGACTAAAGCTTCAGGCATCAGATCGAACCACATAAGGAATCATAAGCTGCATTGTGCTCTCTAACTTGTTGTATAGTCTTAGGTGTATCTCTGTCGTGCCAGCTTATGACCTTAAAAGCGTCGCAAGACGTATCAATCACGACGGTTCGGGTCGTCCCGCAAGCTGTTAGGGCTAGCATCAACAGAGCGGCGAGCCCTAGAAGCAGCATCAATCTGAGACTTCCATGTGAGAAGAGATTCATTCACCTGCTCCTTTCGGCCCTGGCTAATGAGGCGGCGCTCGGCCATCCACTGGGTGATGAGACCGACAAGCTTTACGATCCCACTTATCAAGGAGAGTATGTTCATTCTACCTTGGGCTGATATTCGACGTGCATATGATCCTTCTCGAGAATTACATCAAAGTCAGCACCGATGCGCTCCTTGATCTTGTCACGAATAATCTCCCAGTGACGCTTATTCACGTTATTAGTTCTCAGGTCTATAGCCCCACCTGAATAGTGTATCGAGCCACGCGAGTGTTTCCCTTCAAGCCCACCGGTCATAACCGCCTCAGCGCCGTATTCCTTATATACTTCGTCGGCCGCATAGAAAGCGAACCAAGCCTCGCTGCGGAGGCCGCGAATCCTGACGCCAGGCTTAAGTCTCATGATCCGTTCTTTATAGTGATCTTGATAAGCCGCTCGAGTTGCCGTTCGATAGCTTTCTGCGTTGCCTCTATACGGCCATTCGTAGTCGCTTGATCCGTGAGCTTCTCGTTGATCTCTCGCTGGTTGCGACTCTGTTCCCGAGCTTGTTCTCTAACTGTCTCTTGGAGAGTCTTAATCTCAGTCGCGTGCGCCTGTAGAGTAAAATGATCCGTAACCAGCGCCCATACAACAACAATCAGGGGAGCAATGATATACCAGTTGTCCTTGAGCCGCCAAGCTATCTTATCTGCCATTCGAATCCTATGGCCGTTATCAGATGGCATTATCCTTATCCCTACCTAAGTATTCCAACGATCTTCCTGATGCTGATAGACACGCCAAGCCATTCGGGTGGATGGTAACTACCGTAAAAGTGCTTTCTCCATTACCCTTAGACTGCCATATCTCTACAATTAGTATCGTCTTGTCAAAGTTGTTAGCAAGCCCTTGGTGAGTCTTACGCTCGTGATGCTGGGCCTTCAGCGACGCCGCAACTTTAACGTACTTACCACAAATAACCGGGTGAGCCTGGGCAACGCTTGGTATTATTAGCGCAAGAAGTAAAAGCCATTTCATCTAAATCTGCCCAATTGTGGGGCAAGTTCTCTAGGAACCCGCTGGGATCTGAGTACGAGGAGTGATAGGAGGTCCTTGCGGCCTCTGAGGTTTCTGCCTCTGTGGATCCATCTGCTTAATGCCCTGTGCGGCGATTTGCCCCGCTACCTCCCACTGTTTCCAGCTTATCTTTCCTGATCCCAGATTAGCCGCCTTCTCCAAGAAGAACATAGCTCCTCGCGATGAGAATATCGCAGTAGCCATTTCAGGACTAGCTGCACCGGTAAGTGTACCTATTGTTGTCGCCCCAGGAATACCAGTCATGGCACCAAGAGCTCCTCCAACTGCGGCACCTTTGCCTCGGATAATCAGTGAAGCTACGCCACCAGGTGAACCATCACCGAACTTACTAAGTACCTTAAGCCGTTCGTGCATAGCCCCTACTTCATCTCCGAGCGACTTAGTCATGTTCTCATTATACTGTTTGTGCTTAGGATTAGTTACATCCTTAAACCACGTTCTGAGCTGCTTAATGTTTACTACTGTTATATTCTTTCCGGGGAGGAATGTAGTAAAGTTTGCAACTCCTCGCTCGAGATCCTTAACAGCGAAGTCAAGCTTGGCTCGCTTACCGGCGGCCTGAGCTATCTTGCCGACATTACCTGTCTTTCCACCTAAGCCAGCAAGGTGATCTATATCTTCCATGACCGCCTTAAAGAATTGCTTCCTTGCTCCTTTGATTTTGCTAGTCCTAGCTTTTACCTGACCAATGGCCTTTCCGATCATTTCCTTGGCTGAGAGCAGATCATCAAAAGAGACGGTCGAGCCACCTAGGGTTTTTTCAACATCATCCAGGAGTCCCACAGCCTGTCGGACTTCAGGGATGGCCCTCATCTTTGCTAACTCTTTCCGCAGAACATCCATACCAGCTTTTGTAGATGAGAGCCTGAAAGCAGGGATTTGTACTTTAGCCGTCTCTGCTATCTTATATAGCTGTGAAGCACTCACCTTCATTAAGCCTACTTGCCTACCTATAATATCAGTAGCCAGGCTCTCGAACTCGCCGGCCGCATCTTTCATGGCCTTACGAGCTAGGGCAACTCGACTAGGTGGCATAAGTCCTGCCGCCCCGCCGACAACCTTACCTAGGCCTTTCTTAACCACAGCCCCGGCTCTACCTGCAACGGGGCCAGCCCCTGCCAGGGCAAGACCTGTGGAACTCTTGGGAGATACGCCAAATTCTTGCATCATAGCCTCTGTCCCGACGCCCCCGGCAATCGCTCCAAGCGGACCAGCAAAGAGTGCTCCAAGAGCAGTACCAAGGGCAGGAGGCAGCATTTCGACCAAGAAACCTACAACAGGCGGAAGGCTATCAACATAGGCTCGGGTCTTAGCTCTCCGTTCCTCGCTGACAAGGCCGATATCAATCCCTTGTGCGCTACTGCGAGTCGTGGTGCCGCGACCAGGAGCAACGCCTCGTCCCCCTCCGGTGGATAAATCGACCGAGCTACGCCTAGCATCCTCTCGCGCTATTACAGCATCAAGATCATCTAAGTCTGCTCTGATCTCAGGCGTTATCTCATATGTCTGATTAACTGGCATTAGTAGTTGCCTCCTGGATCATACCTCTTTTTTAACCGGGCTTCTGCATCCTTAAACTTATTATACGCATCCGTAGGTAGAAGTTCTACAAGAACGCCCTTCATTCCCTCGGTGTCTAAGTCTCCAAAGGGATCATCCTGATCTAAATTAGGTATGTTGATGCGCTTCTTTACACCTGTCCTGTTAAAGAACTCCTGTGCATAAGCCTCGTTCTGAGCAATCGCCATTGATCGAAGAACCGCTACCATGACCTTATCATTAGCAGTTCCTGCGGCAATCCGCTCGGCATTGACTTGATAGTCGAAATCACTAAATGCACGGCTTACTTGCCCTGACAGCGCACCAACTTGATAAGTTAGACCGATAACACTAGACTTGATGATAGCATTCTGCTTGGCTGTCTTACCTAAGTTATTCAGCCCAGGCATATTATCTAGTAGTCTTATAGCACTATCCGGGACAACAAAATCCCTAATCCCCGGAATCAAGTTCATAAGACCCACAGTCCCGCGTTGGATACTTGTCAAGAAGCCAGCAATAGCACCAGCGGGAGACAGCCGTTCAGGCTTGCCTTCAACTCGCTTGATTATACTGCTTATAGTGCTGTGTGCCTTTCTTAAGGCATTTTCCTTTTGATTTAGCTCCTGAACTACCTTAGTATCTCTAGGCACGTTAACGCCGCGGGCTACCAAATCATGCTGGGTTAGGGGAGCAGTAGTGTTAAACCCGAGGAATCGCTTATCCTGGACTGGAACCTCTGAGGCCATGAATATAGCTTTTTTGCTTGCGGCCTCAGCCTTGAGCCTTCGCTCTATTCCCGCTGGGGACTTTTCAAAGGCGTTCCGAGCTGCTGTGTCAGCAAGACGCTGTTCTTTAATAGTTGCCTGTTCACGTTGGAGGATACGATGAACTTCTGCGAGTTCTGCTTCAAGTATATCTCTCTGAGCCTTGGCCGCCTTCCGAGATTCTTCATTCTCCTTTCTAACGTCAGCTTCTTTATTCCGGCGATTTGTTATTCCAGCCTGAAGCCGAGCCTCACTCTCCTTGAGAATCGTACGTGTCTCAGTGCGACGTTTCGCAGCATCCGCTTCATCCTCACGGCCAATGCGCCGAACCCGATCGCTTTCTTTAATCACCTGGTTACGGACGGCCCTAGCGCGTTCGATGATCTTATTAGCGTCCTCACGATCCTTCCGATTTTCGTCGCTCTCAGATATACCGCGCGTACGCTCGAGTTCCTGTTCTTTGAGCTGTTGATTGCGGATAGCCCTGTTTTCTTGCGACTGACCAATATTGAGCGCCTGTCGGCTTTTGCTTATAGCTAAGAGGGCTTTTCCCGCATCCAGATTTCCAGCCGCTACT